GGGGGCAGGCTATAGCAGTTCGCCGTCTCATGGAGGATGGGCACAAACTAATTCAGGTGAAAGAAAAGTCTCGTATTCGCTACAAAATCAACAACGAATTTATTCCTCCAAGAATTATTCGTCAGTTGGAAATGCGCGGTCTTGTAAAATTAGGAGCAGTCACTGATGTATAAATATCTCCACCATATCAGCGACTTTATGGTTGCTACAGCGCACCTTAGCCCAGTTGAAGAGTGCTTTTATCGCCGTGCTCTCGATTTCTATTATTTGAATGAAAAACCATTACCCAAAGAAACCCAGTCGGTTTTTCGTCGGTTACGTGCAAATACCCAAGAAGAAAGGGATGCAGTATTAATTGTGCTGCAAGAGTTTTTTGTGGAAGAGGAAGACGGGTTTCACAACAAACGTTGTGATTCAGAAATCGCCGCTTATCAAAAAGTAGGGGATAAAAATCGTGAAAATGGTAAGAAAGGTGGGCGTCCACGTAAGGAAAAACCAAAAGAAAACCAAAGTGAAGGCGACTCGGTTAATTCTGAAAACCCACAAAAACCCAGTGGGTTAATTTTGGGTTCTGAAAGTGAAAGCCAAAAAAACCTTAACCATAAACCGTTAACCGATAACCAATATATAGATAGTAGTAGTAATGCGCGTGAAGAAAATTCGCAATTTACACCAATCCAATTTGCTCAGTATCAGATCGATGATCACAAGCGTTACTCAATGCGTGAATTCATTTCTGAATACAGCGAGTTTCAATACGATTTCATCTCACTTGCTCAACAAAGATTTGTTTCTGTACCTGAAATCGACTTGAGAACCATGATTCAAAATTTCGGTGACTGGTACTTTGCAAACGAATCAAGTTCGTTGAATACACCAAGCATCTGGTTGGTTAAGTGGTTCTCTTGGGTTCAAAACAACGAGAAACAAGTTGCTGCAAACCGCAAGAAACAAGAGCAAATCACTTCAACCGGTCAAAAACCAGAAGAGTCGGGTTACTTCGCTAATCTTTTTGAAGAACAGAGCGAATCTCAAATCGTGGATGTAACCCCAGCAAAAAAGCTTCCAATGATTGAGGAGGTAGGTCATGCATGAGATTACCTTGAACGAAGTGCGTCAATTAATCGCTTCTCTTCGCACTGTTTACGCTGCTCAGTTCAATAAGCAATTTCCAGCAACAGGCGAAAGTGCAATTCCTCTGTCAGTGGTTGAGCAAATCGCACTTAAAACACTGGTTGGCGTTCAACAAAACCAATTTAACAACGCACTTGGTCGTTTACTTACAGCAGGTGGACGCTTTATGCCGTCATTTGCCGAGTTTCGCACCTGGTGTATCGGTGAAAGTTGGATGTCTCCAGAAGAAGCTTGGTCTCGCGCATGTAAGTTTACGACTGACCGTACCGTGGTTATTACACAAATTACAAAATATGCATTAGACGAAGTGATGTATTTGATCGAAGCCGGCCAAATGCGAGCAGCTCAAGATAATTTCTTCGGGACCTACAACGTGATGGTTGCTAAAGCTCAGTTAAAAGGCCGTCAGCAAGAGTTTTACACTCCACCGCTACAACTAGAGCATAAAGAACCTGAACACACCCCAGTAAGCAATGACGAGGCTCAAAAGCATCTCAAATCATTGATGGAAAGATTAAAAATCAATGGTCGTAAACCTGCACCAGTTCAAAAACTTGAGGCAAAAGAAAAAGAGCCTGAGCTTATAAAAGAGTTGGGCCCTGATCCTTTCGATAATCCACACGAATACGCAGAGATGTGCCGCCGTGAAGGTATGCCAATCCCTAGAAATATTCAGCAGTTAATTGATGGAGCGAATGTATGAATAAATTCGAGATTTTAGCGTGGGGTTTACTCATTTCATTTTTTACAGCAGCTATTAGCGGTGCGGTGGTTTGGTGGTGGTTGGCGCGTAAAGAGCTTGATGAGAAAGGAGCCAGCCATGAAAGCAACTAAATTGATTAGAGATAAAGGACTGCAATACGCGAAGGAAATCGTAGATTCAGCACCCGATAACGCAACTGAATGGAACGAGGGTTATGAGTTCCAATGTGGTCAAAGTGTAGAAATCAGCCCAGCAGATCGTGAGAAGTATTTTGTAGATTTGGTTGAGCTTAAACGTCTGGTGGAGTCTTTGAAAATCATCAACGATTTAGGTGGAGTTGAGAAGCTAACGCCTGCATTCATTACGACAGATAAGCATGTTGGTTACACGCATGTTCGCATGGTGGGAAATGGGAGATTGAGCTTTCTTGATGATTTTTGCGACTTCATTCCAGATGGTTCCATTTCAATTAAGCGTGTGATGACTGCTATCCGCGACCACGAATCAATATACGGAGGCGGTGAATCTCATGCCAACTAGATATAACACAGGCGAGTATAGCTACGATCTTGAATATCACTATGGAGATATGTCAGCAAGCATGGAGATGCTTAGAGCACGTTTAATTGAATTGTTGACTCCTCATCTGTCTGGCCGTTATGTGAAATGGAGAGAAGCATATTTCACATGGTTTACAAAGTGCGGCGGGGATTCGGGGTGGATGTTTTGTGTAGGTCCACACGAATTTCATATTGATGGGGCGTTAAGGCGCTATTACTCAGGTTCTATTGATATTACCTACAACCAGAAAGATCGATATTTCTTGGTGGGTGAGAAAAAGAAAGTCAAATGTAAGGCTTGTAAGGGGTTTGGCTTCATTCGAGATGATGGGTGGGGGCATATAGATAAATGTGAAATGTGTGATGCAGAAAAAGGAGCCAGCCATGAGTGAGTTTGAGGGTAAATCTGGAAAGTGGGCTTGGGAGATTCAAAAAGAACAACAAGCGAAAGTGGAGGAGCTGCAAAAGCGTTTAGATGGGGCATTAAAAGAGACTCAATATGCTTTGCAGTATGTTGAAGAAGACATGCGCGGCAATCATGAATTTCTACAAATGGCAATGATTCGAACCCTTAAAGCTATAGAGCAAGTGCTCAAAGGTGGTGCTTGATGTCATCAGTCAGCATTGCTGAATACCGCAAGTTATTTCCGATAAAGAAAAATAAAAAGCGGCGTTCAGCAAAGCAAGTTGCCAGACAACCAAGTGTGGGTGAAATGGTTCTGGCAACGCATTTAAGAGCATGCAAGATCGGTTTTGAACAGGAATATAAGTTCCATCCAAAACGCAAATGGAGAGCTGATTTTCTGATTACTGGTACAAAAATTTTAATTGAGGTGGAAGGCGGGATCTGGAGCGGAGGCCGTCATACAAGAGGTAAGGGCTACATAGGGGATATGGAGAAATACAACTCCGCAGCAATGATGGGTTTTACAGTTTTACGGTTCAGTACTGAGCAAGTGAAAGCAGGCGTGGCGATTAAACAAATTGAGCAATTGGTGGGATGATTATGAATATGGCAGCGCAACAACACATTTTACAAGCGGTCAATTGGTCTAAATATAGTTTTGAAGAATGGTGCCGACAGCTTGGGGCATGGCTTAACGGCGATACTGAAACAATGGTCAAAATAGTTAAGACGATGCCAACTAAACGCATCACTCAACAGCAACGCGAAAAGTTAATGGCTATGTATATGGGGGATGAGAGTTTAAAAGATCGCTTGTGTATTCGCCGTAAGGGTACTTGTTGTGAGTTAAATGACAATGAAGCGCGTGCAATCCATAGATTGATTATTGATATTAAATTAATCGAAGACCATATTATACAAGAATGGATTTCAGCAATTTGGTCACATCATGTTATGGGTAATTCTTTACGCGATATTGCTCAAAGTAACGATACTTCAGTTAATCAAATTAGACAGGATTTAAAATGTGGTATGGCCTATATCAAAAGCCGTAACCCTCAATTTAAGTTTGAAACTTTTGAAAAAACCGCTTGAGTGTGCGCACGGGGTGTGGCATATTTGTATTACAATGATCTTATTGTATGCAAATCACTGAGATTCAAAAGCTCATCAAACGATGGGCTTTTATTTTATAAGAATGAATAAAATATCTTTAAGTGGAAATCTAGAAAAAGTTATTGCAACTATATTTAAATTGTTGATAATAAAATTTTCTTTGCTGAAAATCTGCATGAGAATCATATTTTCTTTAATTACATTTATTTTATTTTCATTTGTTTCCTTTATCCTTTTAAAGGATAAATACATTGACCAAAACCACTTCGTTATTTTGATAATATTTTCAGCAATTGTATCCGCAATAATCGCATATTTTGATGAGGTTCAAGAGCTATCAATTGGGGGCAATATTGTAAAATTAAAAGAAGCAAAAAAGGAATTACAAGTAACAATAGATCAATTAAAGTCAATTAAAGTTTCAACATATCGGATGTTACTTTTGAAAAGTTTACATTCTTCAGGTGGTTTTGGAAGTAGCCATTTAGTGGATAGTAGAGCAGAATATTTCTTTTCACTCATCAACGAAATTAAACAATCGGATTGTTTTAATGATCTAAAGTCTGAAATTCAAGTTCAATTAACAAGGTTGTTAATTGATCAATTAAATAAATTTTATCCTATATTTCATGACAAGCAATTCAATGATAGCGATGAATTCCCTAAACCTACGGTTTTTTATATCGATTTGAAAAATGAAATTATTGATAAAGTTCATCAAAACCGAACACCTGTTATATCATTTGATCAAAAAAAGCAGGAAATTGTCGCAGCTATTGATAACTATGCAGCTTTGTATATTTTATTAAAAGAAGTTGAAAAATAGGGTAATATTTCTTTTTTGCTTAATAAATTAAATTTAAAAGATATTTTTAAAAAATTACTTTTACGCATCTATAGAAAAGTTACCGAGCTTATTATGGCGCAAATGGCCTCGCTGAATATCGATTATTGGAGGGGCTTTTTTTTGTTAATAATCCTAAATATTTTAATTTTTTATTCCTTTATTTTTATTGATAAAATATAAATGAAACATCAAGAGTGATATGCAGCAAAATGAAAAAAGGAATTTGCAAACTATGCGATCTAGAAAAAGAATTGAAACGTTCGCATGTCATTGGCAGAGCAGTTTTTAAAAAGGCCTTAAAAGGTGCAAATCATGCTTTAAGATTTGATAAAAAGCATAATAAAGTTGTCAAAGATCAAGATCAGTGGGCAACATATATGTTATGTGGTGAATGTGAACATAAACTAAATAAAAAATATGAAGACTATTCATTAAATATTTTAAGAAATAGAATTAAATCTGTAAAACATAAAAAGAGAGATAATCACTATGAAATTCAAGGTGTTGACCAAAATAAGCTTATATTATATTTATTGTCTATCATGTGGAGAGGAATTGAATCTAACCATGAAGTTTTTAAAAAATTAAAAATTTTTGATGAATCTCCTTTAGCTAAAAATTTTTTAAAGGAAAGTGTTAAGAACGAGCGGGTTTTTTTAACCGAATGTTATGATCTCAGAATTTCAAAATTAGTAAGTTTGATAGCTCCATTTAATGAAATGGAATTAGATTTTATAACTGATATTTATTGTAATATTGATAATATGCAGCGAATTCGGTTTTTAACTATTTTTGAGGGTTACTGTTTTGAATTTTTTTTC